CATTGAGCGTGGTAGAAAGCCCAATGTTCTTAGACTGTTTATCAACAGTGATTTGCAAAAACAGCAAGACGATGCACAGGGCGATAGCCGGGAAACTCAACAAGCCATTGAAAAGATCATTCATATGTCGTCTGACATGTTCAGACACATTGTGGCATTGAATACCTATGGTGAGCCATTTTTGGCTATGAAGACCAATGATCAGAAAAACATAATTGAGCAGTTGCTTGCAGTTACCATGCTCAGTGAAAAAGCTGAAGCTATTAAAAATCTTATCAAGGAAACAAAAGATAGTATTCAGTCAGAAGAGTTCAGGGTAAAGGCAGTAGAAGACGCAAACAAGCATATCATTGAGCAAATTAATGGGTTAAAACGCAGACAACGATTGTGGGAAACTAAGCATAACGAAGATTTAGAAGCGGCAGTGGCAGCATATGATGAGCTATCTAAAATAGATATAACCAGCGAACTTCAATTGCACAAAGACCTACAAGTATATCGTCAAAATAAAAAAATAAACGAAGCATACGATGCCCTTGTCGGCAGACAGCAAGTGTGGTCAGCTAAAAGAGACGGGGATGTTGCTGACTTTCAAAAAGTATATGACAAGTTAAATCGTATTGATATTGCAGTTGAGCTGGAAAAGCATCAGCAAGTCGCTCAGTATAACCAATTGGTCAAAGACAAAGCAATACAAGATAAAGAGCTTACCCGACTTCAAGGTTATCTTGAACGAGATACAAAACTAATCAACAAGCTTGAAGCCGAACTTGAAAGCTTAAAAGAACACAAGTGTTATGCTTGCGGACAAGAGTTCCATGATGAAAAGCATTCTAAGGTTCTAATTGATAAAGAAGCACTGTTGGTTGAAGCTGAGATATCCATCAAGGCTAACATAAAAGCATTTGATAATTTAACAGCAAACAAAATAATACTGGGTAACATGCCTAGCACAGTGTATAAAACTGAAGCAGAAGCTATTAAACACAGTGGTGAGTTGAGTAATCTGTTGAAAAAGATAGAAGATAAAAAAGCTGAAGTAAACCCATATTATGATCAACTTGTAGAAATTGCCAACAGCGTGGTTACTTTGGGTGCTGAACCCAAGACAATCTACGCAACTGAAGCAGAAGCTATCAAGCACGGCTCCGAAGTAGATAATCTGTTGGCAAACATAAAAGCAAAGCACGAAGAAGTTGACCCGTACAGTGAACAAATTACTGACATGGAACGAACTGCTGTGCAGAAAATAAACTTTGACACTATCAATGCCCTTACTAGAACTCAAGAACATCAAAAATTCTTGTTAGACTTGTTAAGCAGCAAGGATAGCTTTGTTCGTAAAAAGATTATTGATCAAAATCTAAAGTACCTAAACGAACGACTAGCACACTACCTTAACAAAGTTGGATTGCCTCATCAAGTGGTGTTTAAAAACGATTTGTCTGTGGAGATAACTGAGTTGGGCAGAGACTTAGACTTTCATAATTTGTCACGAGGTGAGATGAACCGAGTTATTCTATCACTGTCTTGGGCGTTTAGAGATGTGTGGGAAAATCTTTACACTCCTATCAACTTGTTGTTTATTGATGAGTTGCTTGACTCGGGTATGGATGCAGTTGGTATTGAAAATTCTCTTGGTGTGTTGAAAGAAATGTCTCGCAAACGAAATAAATCTGTTTGGTTGGTAAGTCATCGTGAAGACTTGTCCAGCAGAGTTAATAATGTGCTGAGGGTAGTTAAAGAAAACGGATTCTCTCAATACGAAACTGTTGCTGACGGCATTTAAAGGTTATACCATAATCCTTCTGAACTAAATAGACATGCTGATGATAGGAAGTTGCTTCCGTAAATCACATTAAGTTCAGAAGGATGTTAAATGACGGACAAAGGTCACTGGGAATTCCAGTATGATTTTGATATTGCAGAGTGGTTTGGTTTTATCTATAGGATCACTGAGATTTCTACAGGTAAACAATACTTGGGCAAGCGACAGTTTCACCAACATCTGAGAAAAACCGTTAAAGGTAAGAAGAATAAAAAGAAAGTAATTAAAGAATCTGACTGGAAAAATTACACAGGATCTTCAGTCAGGCTAAATACTTCAATAGAGCTACTAGGAAAAGAAAACTACAAATTTGAAATTATGTCTTTGCATAAAACCCGAGCTTCTTTGGTATATGCTGAAGTAAAATTACAAATTTCAGAAGATGTTCTTCGTACTAGGTTACCAGATGGTTCAAGAAAATTTTACAATGGACTTGTTTCAGGGATAAAATTTGTTCCACCTGAAGATACTGCTGAAGAAATAAAAATGAGGGCATAAGCCCAAACACACTGTAAAAATGTTTTACGCAGTGTTATAATTGTTTAAATAATAAATCAAGACCCCAACCGGTCGCCATACATCAAGACCCCAACCGGTCGCCATACTCTCAGACCCCAACCGGTCAAATGCACAATCTGTCTGATCCGGCTGCCGGATTCCTCTTGAGTTTGCGTTGAAAGTTACACGCAAGCAGATTCTGAGGTATAGCCCGAGTGATGTCAAATTACGGTCCTGATAAGCCGTAAACTAAACTTTGATATCCGTCAAAAACTCGGGGAATATCCGACAGGGCAATCGACAAAGCGAACCCTGAACAAGTCTGTAGCTATTTTATCTTGATGCTACAGAATGTGCGTTGCCGAGAGGGTACTAGGGAATTTTAATTCTTGCTCGTATTGCTCTCACTACAAACCCGTAATAACTTTATAGGGCAACCGGTAGCGAATGGTAGTTGACGCCTAATCATTCGGGGTACAGATAACAAAGGCGATGGGCACGAATTTCCCCTAAACCGTTGGTGGTGCTAAAAAGCACTACCATGGCTTCAAGTGCAAGAAGTAGTTAGAAACACATAAAGTATTAACCGTTTAATACAGTAGAAATTAATACCGAACTGACATGAGTGAAACGAAATGTCAGTGAAGGGATTAGATGTCTGAAGGACATCTCTTAATTAGCCAATAAGATAAATGAAATAATATGGCTAGAAGAAAGGCAATTGACTTTTCTTAGTTGTTTCCATATTAAAAGCAATTATATCATTGATCATAAGTCTTTCATCTGCGGACATGTTTAATACATCCACATAGGATACACCTCCCCGCATATACCAAGAAAGACTGAGTGCGTTCTTTTTTATTTCTCCACACTCTTTTTCCATCCCGTCAATTAATTTTTGGACATCTTCACGGCTTAGATGGAGAAGCCTTAGTCGAAAAAATCAGAAGTGTTCAGTGTAAATTGTTGTTCGTATTCATGACTGCAATGAACACACTTAACTTTTAATGGTCTGACTTCTGTTTGTTGCTTTAACATAGCATTATGTTCTCTAAGTTGAACATATACATTCTTATCACAGTTTCTTAAAAAGTCAAGGATAAATTCATTTTGATTTACAAAAGCCGTTGGAGTTTTTATGTATTCAATAGTCTTAGATAAGACTTCCATGGTTACATCTGTTATCTGTTTCAATGCTTCTTTTGTCTTTGCTGCTTTTTGATCAAAATCAGTAAGATTATCAATTTGTGCAAAAACTCTTTGTAAATCAAACTGAGCCAAGCTAGCTTGATTCATTTCTTTGAATACCAATGGTTTGAACTTAAAAGTAAGCTCGTTTATCACTAGTTCAGTATCATAGTCTCCGGATTTAAGAGTAGACAATAATCCTACTAAGTTGACACCATACTTACTTTCTTCTTCACATTTAGGACATACTGATAGTACCTCTAAATCATTACCACCAGTTGCTGACTTTACTGCTATCAATACTGCATCTAAATCAACATTAGTTAACTGCCATGGATCTAGAATATTAGGCACACAACTCTTGATGATTTCAACTACCGCAGTGCCATTGAATAATGCATCAGGTGTTTTTGTGGTAATCTCATCTATTGCCGTCATTGGATATACAGGCAATTCACCTGTTTCTGGCATATTTAAAACACTAGGCAAATAGTTTTTCCCGCCGCTGGGGAGTTTCAAATAAATCGCAGGACGACGAAAGTATTGCTTGAGTGGATTGTTTTCTAGAGCCATGATTTTCCTTTAAAAAAGATGTCTGGGTAAATACTAAATATAGTATAAAACTATTTATTGGTCAAAAACCGGAGAAATAAAAATGTCAGAAGAATCAGAAAAACTTGCACACCTTGCTGAAGAAGCGACTAGAGCAAGAGAAGAAATGTCTAATTGGCGAGAAGAAGCAATTCGAACCAAAGCGGAGTTATCCATATTGGCTGGAAGATTAGGTGATTCTTCAAAATCATTTGGTAAAGCTAGAGATTCTACGGATGAATTAGGGGGCGCATTTGGAAGAAGCGCACGAGCATCAAATAATTTAACTGGATCATTTAGTAATTTAACTA